TGAATATAATGAGAGTTTGGGGGAAATGCGTTATTGTCCCAAGTGCGATAAGGACGAAACCAGAGATGAGTGTAAGTATGGTGGGGAGTACTGGGATGAGAATTCAAAACCAGCAAAGGATGAAGATCCAAGAGGAAATTATGCTAAAATAAATCTTGCAAAGAACAAGTTGAGAGCAATGGGTCTTAAGATGTCATATGATGTGGAAGGTGATATGACCGAAGCAAGAAAACCCGAAGTAGAAGCACAAGGCAAGAAAATTGCTGGATACGAAAGAGAGGGTCGTGCTGCTGCATTAGTTTCTAAATTCCGTAAAGAAAATCCTGGTTCCCGTCAGGCAAAAAAAGTTCCTGGAGCAAAGGAAACCGAAGGTGATGCGGCAAATCGTCGCCGTATTGCTCAGGCAAGAAGAGCAGCAAAGCAAGGTTTAACTTCTAGAGAAAGAAGGGAATCGCAAGCAAGAGCAAAATACGATTCTCCAAGAGACTGATTATGCCTGCAGTATCCAAAGCACAACAACGTTTTATGGGTATGGTTCATGCCGTAAAGAAGGGGGAGATGTCAGCACCTTCCCCTGAAGTTGCACAAGCAGCAGCATCGATGAAGAAAAAAGATGCTGAAGATTTTGCTTCCACCAAACATAAAGGTCTTCCAGAAAAGAAAAAGAAATCATTAAAAGAGTTTTTATCGTCTATATAGTTTAGAATAGGATTTTGAACTATGCTTGCTTTTCTTCTTCCACTCGCGTCAAAAATTATTTCCGATGCCGTTGCAAAAATTCCGGAAAATGAAGAACTTGGTGAGAAACTTATTGAGATCTGTCTTACTATACTTTCTAAAGCTGTTAAGTTGACCAAGACCGAAATGGATGATCAACTTCTTGAAGTGGTTTCAAATGCCATCAAGGCAAGAGAAACTGAATAATATAAATATCTGTATAAAGAAATTATAAGGGTAAGGGAACATGGCTCTTTGGGGCAATAAAGATTTAGTAACGAGCACAGGAACTATCTCCATCGATTTTTCTAGCAAGACTGTTACTGGTTCTGGAACAACATTTGCTGATGATGGTGTCTCACAAGGAGATGTTATCAATGTTGGTGCTGGAGCAACTTATGGATTTGCTGTAGTTGATACTGTTGCTAATAATGGATCTTTAACGATCTATTCTACGGATTATATGGTTGCTGGTGTTACAACAGTTCCTGCGGGAACTACATTTGTAATTTCGCAAGAACCACTTTATGCAATGGCAGATACTGCATATGCAGCACCTGAAGTTCAAACTGGTCTCTCAACCAATCCTGTAACTCGTGTTGTTTATGGTATCGATCAGAATGAAGTTAGTGCGGCATCAACAACTGCATATGCAATTGGGCATTCCGGATGGGTTGGAATTACAACTTATGTAGATATGCATGGAAGACTCAGAGTTAAGCATGAAGTTTTAGTTGCTGGTGGTATTTTAACAACTTCCGATAATACTAATGAAGATTTAGTTTGATAACATTAGATGAAATATGAGATTTGATGAGTTGAATGAGAGTAACTATTTGCTCTTTGCTATAAAATTCTATGATAATCCCCAAGCAGTCACAAAAGATGACTTTGAGGATGACTTGAAAAGAATAAAATATATTAAAAGATTATTGAAAAGATATAAAAATACTGGGGAACTTAAAACGCATCTCATACTTAACCACTTAACAGTCTTGTTTAATGTATTTGGTGACGCAACAGTTCCTCTTTTATTTTATAATTTAGAGAGAGAACTTTGGACATCTATTAAAAGTTTTTTATTATTCTTAAATAGAATTCCCGAATACCCTATAACGGAAATTACTGAATTGGAAGAGGACAAATATTGCTCAGAACAACTGCGTAAGGTCTAATGAAATTGGATAAAATTATAGGAATACTTCGCAATTTAAACGAAGAAGCACCGACGATGAGTGTTGCTTCTAGTTCTTCAACAACTCCTCCTGGTATTGCCGGTATTAATCCAGGAGAAGATCCTCCCGTTTATAAAAGAAAGAAGAAGCAAAGAAAGTATATGAAAGGTCCAGGTAGAAAAGTATGGTTAGATTTTCTGAAAGGTAACCAATAATGTTCGGACAAGATTCAAAAGTTGCAGTTCTTGAATCTAAATTTAGTATCTATGAAGACCTGACTCGTGAGATGATGGTCAAATTAGAAACTGCTGTAGATAAGATATCAGAGGGAAATCAAAGAATTGCTGCTATTCTTGCGAAGCATGATGAGAGAATAGAGCAAAGTTTAAAGACAGATGATCTAATTATCAAGATGATCGACGAAGTAAAGCAAGAAAGTGAAAAGGATCATAAAGTAATTCACGAAAGAATTGACAAACTTCAGGAAAAAATTGACACTTTTTCAAAGTTTAAGTGGCAGGTAGGTGGGGTTCTCGTGGTTGCTGCAGTGTTTATAACGGCATTAAGTCATCTTATACCGACTTTCTTGACTAGAGCACCACAGCAGGTTATAATGGAACGAACAAAATAATATCTCACATATAATGGATCTTGTTGACTCCAAGTACATTGGATTAGTATCTTCTCGTCTTCAAAAATTTAAAAGAGTCAAGAATAATCTTTATAATTTTCGGTGTCCTATTTGTGGAGATTCGCAAAAGAATAAAAATAAGACACGGGGATATATCTACCAGGTCAAAAATAATAGTAACTTTAAGTGCCATAATTGTGGTGCCAGTATGTCTTTGAATAATTTTTTGAAAGAGATTGATTCAACTCTTCATAAACAATATACTCTTGAGAAATTTAAAGAAGGACACACTGGAAAAAACTTTGTAGTGGAGGCACCAAAATTAGAGTTTAAGAAACCAGTCTTCAAAAAGTCTATTAATCTTCCAAAAGCATCTAGCAACTCCAGAGCAAAACAATATTTGATAAATCGAAAAATAGATCCCGATAAATTTTACTATGCCGATAAGTTCATGGAGTGGGTGAATAGTCAAAAACAAACATTTGATAAAATCATTAAAGATGAACCACGCATTGTAATTCCAATGTATGATAGAGATAAAAATATTATTGGGTTTCAGGGGAGAGCACTCAATTCTTCTCCCACTAAATATATCACCGTGATGTTAGACGAGGAGGCACCGAAAATTTATGGACTTGATTCAATCAATGAAAAATTATCAGTCTACGTGGTCGAAGGACCCTTCGACAGCACTTTCGTCAGCAATAGTGTCGCTTTGTGTGGCAGTGATGGTGATGTTCGTTGTCTTGAGGGAAGCAGTACTGTTTTTGTTTACGATAACGAGCCCCGCAATAGAGAAATTGTCAATAGAATTGGCAAGTGTATTGACAGAGGTCAGAGAGTCGTCATCTGGCCAGAAGAAATAGAACAAAAAGACATCAACGACATGGTTCTTGCTGGACATCAAGTTATGTCTGTGTTAGAATCAAATACTTACTCTGGTTTAAAAGCAAAGATTAAATTTAACAATTGGAAAAAGATATGAGCAACGGGACAAAGGTTATTAAGAGAAATGGAAACAGTGAACTGCTTGACCTAAACAAACTTCATGTAATGGTAGAAGAGGCATGTAAAGATCTTGCCGGAGTTTCTGCATCACAGGTTGAGATTCAATCTGGAATTCAATTCTATGATGGTATTACAACTGAGGAAATTCAAGAGATTCTGATTCGTTCTGCATCAGATCTTGTAAGTTTAGAACATCCTAACTATCAGTTTGTTGCCGCACGATTGCTTCTGTTTGCTGTTCGTAAGCAGTTATATGGTCGTATGCACGAAACTCCTACTGTAAAGGCACACGTCAAAGAGTGTATTAAATTAGGTGTTTATGACCCTGAGATTCTTAACCTATATTCTGATGAAGATTTTGAGAAGTTAGAATCTTATATTGATCATAGTCGTGATTATTTGTTTACTTATGCAGGATTGCGTCAAGTTTGTGATAAGTATCTTGTGCAAGATAGAAGCACTGGAAAGATGTATGAAACTCCGCAGTTCATGTATTTGTTGATTGCGGCAACTATTTTTTCTAAATATCCTAAGGAGACAAGATTAGATTACGTTCGGAAATACTACGATGCAATCTCCAGACACAAAATCAACATTCCCACACCTATCATGGCAGGAGTGCGAACTCCACTTCGACAATATGCTAGCTGTGTTCTTGTTGATGTTGATGACTCCCTCGATTCTATCTTTAGCTCTGATATGGCTATTGGCAGATACGTTGCACAAAGGGCGGGAATCGGCATCAATGCAGGCAGAATCCGTGGCATCAACAGTAAGATTAGAGGTGGAGAAGTTAAGCACACAGGTGTTGTCCCATTCCTCAAAAAGTTTGAAGCAACTGTCCGATGCTGCACTCAAAATGGCATCAGAGGTGGATCAGCAACTGTCCACTTCCCAATCTGGCACCAAGAAATCCAAGACATCCTAGTCCTAAAAAATAATAAAGGAACTGAAGATAACCGTGTTCGTAAGTTAGACTACAGTATCCAAATCAGTAAACTTTTCTATGAACGTTTCATCCAAAACGGAGAAATCTCACTCTTCTCTCCACACGACGTTCCTGGTCTGTATGATGCTTTTGGCACTGATGGATTTGATGCACTATACAATGATTATGAATCAAATCAGTCTATTCCAAGAAAAACTATCGGTGCTCAAGAACTCATTATGGATCTCTTGAAAGAGAGGGCAGAGACTGGTAGAATCTACATTATGAATATTGATCACTGTAATTCTCACTCGTCCTTTATGGATAAGGTTGAGATGAGCAACTTATGTGTTGCTGGTAATACAAAGATTAAAGTAAGAATTACTACTACTAAAGAAGTTGTTGGCAATACAACAAGCACATATCGTCTTCCTCCCCTTGAAATTGAAATTCAACAACTTCAAGAATTTATTGAAGAAGGTTTGCCTTTGGATTGCATAGAAGTTCTTTCTCGTGATATTGACACTGGTAATCAAGAAATTGATTATCATCAAATAACTGCATTTGCTCAAACATCACCAAAAGCAAAAGTAATGAAAATTACTGATGAAGAAAGTGGTAAGAGTGTTGTTGTTACTCCAGATCATAAAGTTTATACAAAAAATCGTGGATATGTGATAGCAAAACATCTTAAAGAAACTGACATTCTAAATATTATTTGATTATTATAGGAAGTGTAATGTCTATATTTTATAAATAGTTATGAGATTACACTTCCTATTATGAGATCATATATTGTGTATAAAATTACCAATAAGAAAAACGGAAAATCTTACATAGGAAAAACTGAATACTCTTTAGAGCATCGTTGGAATCGTCATTTATCATCAGCAAGAAATGGTTCTAAATTTAGATTTCATTCTGCGATTAGAAAATATGGTGAAGATTGTTGGGACTTATCAGTGATTGAAAACTATCAGACTGAAGATGAAAATTTTATCAATGAAAAAGAATCGCACTTTATCAAACTTTTTGAAAGTGATACTAAAAGGGGATATAATGCTACTTCAGGTGGAACTGGTGGTTGGATGCTTCCCAGATGCTCACAGGAGGTTCAGGAAGAATGGAAAACTGGTATTTCTATAAGAACTACTGGTTATAATAATCCAAATTATTCTGGACTCACTGATGAACAACTTATAAAAATAGGAATAAAATTTGCTAAAAAGTATGGATTTATTGGTGGCAGAAAAAGAATAGTTGATTTTGCTCTTAACGAATTAAATATAAAATTTCCAAAACATTTTTCCAAAAATAGATTTGGGGGAAAGCATCAAAACTTTTATAAATGTATTGAAGAACAAACTGGATTAGTGTATAATCCTTATTATAGAGATGAAACACAGAGAAAACTTGCTAAGCAACTTTTAGAACAAAACAGGAGAAAAAAATGCTAAAGATTGAATATCTCGAAGAAGAAATCCCAGTATATGATATTACTGTAGAAGGAACTCATAATTTCTTCGCAAATGATATTCTAGTTCATAATTGCCAAGAGATTACACTTCCAACTAAACCCCTTCAACATATCGATGATACCAGTGGTGAAATTGCTCTTTGTATTCTTAGTGCTATCAATATTGGTAAAATCAGGGATCACGAAGATCTTCGGGTTCTTTGCGATCTTGCTGTTAGGAGTCTTGATGAACTTATTGATTTTCAAGAATACCCCGTCAGAGCAGCAGAAATTGCCACCAAAGCACGGAGATCACTTGGAATTGGTTATATTGGACTCGCACACTATCTTGCCAAGCATGGTTGGAACTATGATGAAAAGCAAGCATGGGAACTTGTACATGA